CAAGAAATTGATGATGAGTTCAAACAAACAAAGATTGATGAGTATCAAAAATCTTCATCCGAATTGACAAGTGCCTTTGCTGAGTTGAATGATACTATAAAAAAAGAAGAAGAAAACCAAGAGTTATTCGGTAAAATTTCCAATCAAATCATTCAATTAAATCAAAAGATTCAATCCAACAATATTCAAATTAATACAGCACAAAGACAAATAACCGAACTGAATAATGAGATAGAAACGATTCAAGAGGGTATGCAAAACCGTAATACCGAAAATCAGAAGCTATCGGAACTTGAGGCTGAATTTTTGGAAGTTCAGAATGAGTTTCTAAGAAAGAAAGATTCTCTACAGTATTATGAGTACATGAGTGGTCTTCTTAAAGATGGTGGAGTAAAAACTAGAATTATACGCAAGTATTTGCCTATCATCAATCAGTTAATTAATAAGTATCTTAATACAATGGATATGTTTATTAACTTTAACTTTGATGAAGAGTTTAACGAGACCATCAATTCACCCCTACACGATAACTTCTCTTATAGTTCCTTTTCTGAAGGGCAAAAGCAAAGAATCAATCTTAGTATTCTATGGACATTTAGAGAATTAGTAAAGATCAAAAATTCAACTAACATCAATTTTCTGTTATTTGATGAAATTTTAGATAGCTCATTAGATGAGTCTGGTATTGAAGAATTCATAAAAATAATCAGGTACGTCTTCACTGAAACTAATACGTTTATTATCTCCCATAGAGAAGGTGTTACCGAAAAGTTTGAACATGTTATTGAATTTGAGAAACAGGGCAATTTTAGTCGTATAGTTCGGGCCACTTAAGAAACTGTCACACTTATTTTCTATTCGGAGGCTTTTAGTGCTATTATGAATTAGTTCAAAAAAAGTGAATGGCACATTATTCTAAAACCCACCGAGACCTTAGTGAAGATTTTGAAAACCGAGATATTTTAATAAATCCTCATCATTATTTCGGGCGTAATTATAAGATTCTCTTAAACTATTGGCTTTATTTTGATGAACTATCAAGAGAACAGCACGGTAGATTTTGTGATTTATTTGATGAGATATATGGCCCATTTGCTGATATATATGACCCATTTGGTGGAATGGATTATATTACTCGTTATGCAGAGCGCCTTTGTGGTCCGAACATTGTTAATACACTAGACTGTCTCGATTGTGAATTGATTTCTGCTGATCTTATTTTAAAATCTGGCAGGCAATTATTATTTCCAAGGCTTTTTGAACAACTATGAACTATATCTCTCACACCCATAAAAATGTTAGAAATATTAATGGTTTTCCGGATGTTATAACGAATCCTGATGAACGCTTTGGTCCAAACTACAAGATCCTACTTAATTTATGGATATATTGGGATAGTCTTGACTACACAAAACAGGTAAAATATTGGAACCTTGAGGCCAAAGTGAACGATTTAAAATATAAAGAAAATTTAATAAATGGTATATCTTGTTGTGTAGACATTAAACTAACAAGATCTCAATTAGGTATGTTTTCAAATCTTGAGTTAGAAACAATTGCAGCACACCTTCTTATAGAAGATGGCGAGCCTCTAGTATATCTTCCGCTACTAATGACACTTTAGAAACTGGCATATATAAGCACCGCTTATACGTCTTATATGATACATTAACATCACTGGGAAAAAAATAAATGACAGATAAAAACCAGCACTTTTGGAAATACAATGAGGGCGAAATCCTCAAACAGATACAGGAATATCTTATCGGCACATATGGTGCGCATTACGTCGGTGAGAATGGTATTCAGGCAATGGATCTCATATCGGCAATTGGAGATGGAATTCCGTTTTCCCGTTCTAGCATCATTAAGTATGCTAGTCGGTATGGAAAGAAAAATGGTCTTTCCAAATCGGATTGCCTGAAGATAATTCACTTCGGAATCTTCCTATATCACTTTTCAAATCACGATAAACCAACTACAGATAATTATGAAACTTTCACCTGAGACTATTGACATCTTAAAGAACTTTTCAACGATTAATAACTCTATCGTTATTTCTCCTGGAAATGTCATAAAGACAATTAATCCTGAACGCAATGTATATGCCCGATCAACCGTGGCTGAGACATTTCCTAGGGATATTCCGATTTATGAACTTAGGCAGTTCTTAAATATTTTTACGCTCCATAAAGATGCGGATGTAGATTTTTCTGATGAGCAATACATTCTGGTCAGTCAGGGGACAACTAAAATGAAGTTCTATTATGCTGACCTTTTTTCACTATCAAAGAATCTCAATATTCCAACTCAGGAATATCCATTTGATGATGTAGTTCTTAGTGTATCATTAGATTCCAGTCTTTTAGAGAGAGTCCGAAAAGCCGCCAACATGTATATTCTTACTGACCTCTCATTAGTCGGCGATCAAGGAAAAATTGAACTTAAGGTTCACAATAAAGAAGATCCAGCCTCAAAGAGCTACAATGTTGAAATTGGAACAACAGATAAAGATTTCAGCTTTAATTTTATTGAAAAGAATCTTATGATTCTTCCGGGCTCTTATAATTTAGACATTGCGGCTTTTACTGGTGGTAGATTCGCTTCTAGGTTTACCAATCAGAGTCAGGATCTTCAATATGTTATTGCACTTGAACCCGATAGCTCTTTTGAACGAGTATGAGTATTACTAATATTCGCGGAATAACTGCAACTGGTGTTATTTGGGACGAGTTTGGCACTTATCCTGGTCAATTTGATTTTAGAAATTTTCAGTTACAATATCTTACTAATTACCCGTCTTATGATGGAATTTTCGGGAGATACGGACGAAATACCAACTCGGTTTTTGAATTTAAAACGAACCCGGTTAAAACCAAAGATTTTTATTTACCCACAGTACGCCATAGGAGAATCAGTGAATTATTAAATGATCCAGAAATTTTAACAAATCCAGAAAAGTATTTTGGACCAAACTATAAGATTTTACTTAATTTTTGGATATATTGGAATAGTCTTACTTCCAAACAGCGAGTTATTTACTATAGTAGTGTTAATAATCTTGGCGCGGTCACTTATAGCGGAGCATACGAGGTGGCAACAAAGACGGCTGAGCAGAGTTTTTCTGAACGACTACTGATTACCTTGGCACCAATAGAATGTGAAATAATTAGAATGCACGAAATTCTAGAAGAAGGAAAATCATTGACATTTATTCCACTACTTGAAAATCTATGAACAATGAATTCCTCTTCGTAGAAAAATATAGGCCAAAAACTGTAGACGATTGTGTTCTACCCGATCAAATAAAGTCATACTTTATAGAAGTAAGAGATTCTGGTAACGTACCAAATCTACTTTTATCGGGGCCATCGGGAACCGGTAAAACCTCAGTATCACTAGCCCTTGCCGATGAATTGGGCAGGGATTTTATGAAGATTAATGGAAGTGAGGAACGAAGTATTGATGTTATCCGTAATAAGGTAAAATCATATGCCTCTACAATTTCACTTTCGTCAACTGGAAAGAAATTTCTGCTAATTGATGAGGCTGACAATCTTACACATGATGCTCAACTAGCACTTAGGGCATTTATTGAAGAATTTCAGACCAATTGTGTTTTTATTTTTACGTGTAATTATAAGAACCGAATAGACAAATCATTATGTTCAAGATTCACACATATTGATTTTACATTTCCTACCGATGAAAAACAAAAGATTCTTGCCCGGTTTTTCAAGAGCGTTTCTAATATTCTAGAGACTGAAAATATTGAATTTGAACCAAAGGTTCTTGCCTCTTATATCGGCAAATATTATCCAGATTTTAGAAGAACTCTTCTTGAGCTGCAAGGATATGTAAGAAATGGCAGTATTGATGTTGGCATTCTTGGAGTATCATCTGATGTCTCTGTTGTTGAACTTTTTCAGCACATTAAGGCCAAGAATTATGTAAACGTCCGAAAATGGGTTATTCAGAATATTGATAATGATCCTTCCATAACCATAAGAAAGATCTTTGATGAATTGTGGATAAACACGGAAATTATTAAATCAACAATTCCACCCTGTATTGTTATTCTGGCGAAATACCAGGATTTAGCAACGAGAGTTGCAGACCAAGAAATCAATATGATGTCTTGTATCACTGAAATTATGTACGAATTAGAGTTTAATTAATTATGAACAGAAATCAAAACGAAGACCTAGCCACACTTGCAACAGTTTTTTATAGCAATCTTTCTGAAGATTCAACCTGGCAGAATCCATTTGCATATGATAACTGGAAGCCTTACATTATTATGGGTCTTTTGAACGAAGAACCAGCCGGAGAATTTAGTGAACTACACCAAGATTCATTAACCGATGAACAGCGTCAATATGCCTACACACTTTATAAGAGTCTACCTGGATATTTGAGTGCCGCAAATGAATGAAAAAATTCCACCGTGGGGATACGATGAAGACCCCTGGAAAGAGATGGATCTTTTTAGAGATTGGGTAGCGGATAAGGAACTCCGAAGTATTGATGTAACTGATACTCTTACACTTATTGAAGTTTTTGGTTTATGCTCAGAAACTTTTGACTCTGCCTATCCGAAAGAAGCTCAAACTGAACCAGAAGACTGGGACGAATATGTGCAGGATCTTGGATAATGACAACACCAGATTTAGGTCAATGGTTAACCTCAATTAACTTTTCTAAGGAAAATTTGATTGGAGAAATTCCTGAAAACATCTCATCATATAATCCATATATTGTCAATAAGTGTGTTGCGGGTCATCTTGACACTATTCTTTTTGCAAACGAGATGAATCAGCATCCTTATATTTCTAAGGATATGCAATATGTCTTCTATCTAAACTCTCTTAGAAAGAAAAAGAGATATTCACCTTGGGTAAAGAGAAGTGATGCTGAGAATCTGGCAGCAGTCAAAGAATACTACGGATACTGCGACAAGAAAGCCCTGGAGGCAATAAGGGTTCTAAATAGAGACGAGATAAATTTTATCAAACAAAGATTGAATAAAGGTGGAGCCAAAAATGGGTGAATTTAATAAAGAAGGAATTGTGGAATGGAATCCTTCAATGATGGTTGAAGTTACACTTGAGCAGCCCGATACTTTTCTAGTTGTTAAAGAGACATTACAAAGAGTTGGTATTTCTAGTAAGCACGAGAAGAAATTGTTTCAAAGTGCTCACATCTTGCATAAGTCTGGAAAGTATTACATCGTATCATATAAGGAACTTTTTGCACTTGATGGCAAGTATTGTTCTCTTACACATTCAGATCTTCAACGGCGAAACCGAATTGTAAAACTTCTTTCAGATTGGGGGCTAATTCATATTGTAAATCCCGAACAAGTTCTAGATATGGCGCCCTTAAGTTTGATTAAGGTTCTGTCTTATAAAGACCGTCAAGAATATGAATTAGTTTCAAAATACACAATCGGTAATAAAAATAAGTATCCAAAAGCCGAACAGTCAAATGATGTTAACTGAAATTAATACTGCAAAAGAAAATTTGGCACAAGCAGCAATAAAGGATTGCTGGATTATCGTTCTTCCGGATTTAGTTTTGATTTCCGGGTTGAAACCTAAAGTTAATGAAGAAGATGTAACAGAATGGTGGTTGTTTGATCCATATGTTGTCACTGATGCCCAACATTCTACCATTTCGCCATATCTTTCTGAATATACTGATTTAAGGAGTTTTGTTGTTAATAAGGACTTAATCATCACTCTTGTTAAACCAAACGCTAAACTTCAGGCAAAATACGACAGCATGTAAAGAATGAGATTTTATACAAATGTGAAGCAGGTAGGAAACTACATTTATGTTAGAGGTTACGAAAATGGAGTTTCATTCAAGGACAGAGTAGAATATAAGCCAACACTTTATATAAAATCTAAGGAAGCTAGTAAGTATAAGACTCTTCAAGGTGAATATCTAAATCCAATTAAACCTGGAACGATTAGAGACACCAGGGCTTTCTTAGAGAAGTACAAAGACATTGACAATTTTTCAATCTACGGAGATATTTCCCCGGTTACTCAATATATTTCAGAAAACTATCCTGAGGAGAATATTGAATTTGACATTAACAAGATAAAAATATATGTTGTTGATATTGAGACTACTTCAGCATATGGATTTCCTAATGTTGAGCAGGTCAGAGAAGAAGTCCTTTTAATCACGGTTCAAGATTTTGCAACGAAGCAATCATATACTTGGGGTAGCAGACAATTTAGTGAAAAGATTGAGAACAATATTTATTATGAATGTGCAGATGAGGTAGACCTTTTACAGAAGTTTCTCGCTTTTTGGGAATCAGAACCACCCGACGTTATCACCGGATGGAATGTTGAATTTTTTGATATTCCATATCTTGTCCGTAGGATCTCGTCTGTAATTTCAGAATCTCA